GCGAGAAGCGTCTGGGCAGAGAATCCACCAGCAGCGTGGTAACGCCGAATCGGGATCTCGAAGCGGTTGTAGGTCTGAGTCTTGGCAGCGGGAAGTGCCGTGCCAGACTCGGGACGTGGACCCGCGGATCGGTTGCGAGCGGTGTGAATCGCTTCTACGAAAACACGACCAGAGTGAATCTGGGTGTCGGTCGCTTCGGCGAAGAGCTGATAGAGGGTTGTCTCCTGCGATAGTTGGTCGTAGACGTAGTCGCCATAGACCTCTTTCATCGCAGCAGCCAGCCCCGTGAAGGTTCCCGTTGTCGGGAAGTTAGTACTGCCAGTGCTAAGAACTGCCATTGTTGGACTCCATTGATCTCAAAGTTAAAACGATGAGAGGGACGGTCAAGCGCTGCTATCCTTGAGCCGATTGAAAACATCGGCAAAAGCCCTCTTGGCAGAGTCACGCGTCATCGGTTGTTTCTCTTCGGACGGGACCGCAGGCAAGCCTGTAGTCTTCGGCCTTCGAGCCGCTTCAGCCTTCTGCTGCTTTTTTATAGAGTGCTTCTTCAGGATTTCAGTCTCCCGTGCCTCTTCACGATCTTGAACCAGGCGCGCAGCATCCGCTGCACTAATGCCCGGATCAAGCAACATCTCTCTGGCAACCTCCTGGGCGTCAGCCCGTGGGTTGTCGGAAACCGCACTACTGATCTCCGTTTTGAGCCTCTTTTTCTCCCGGTCGAGGGCGAGCTGCCTCTCGTTTTCAACCGCACGACTCTCCATTGTATGGAGACGACGGTCTAACCGCTCTAGAATGTCCTCGTCGTCATCGTCAACGTCGTCGCTGGCCTGCACCTGTTGGGGTTGAACGACTGCTTCTGCTCTCCCCTTCCAGTATTGGGCCTGTTGCTCCGCTTCTCGCTTCTTACGAATCTCTTCGTCCAGTCGGCGTTTTGGGATTTTAGGCTCTGGGGGTGGCTCGGCTGCCGCCTCTTCAGGTGCTGCCTCGACCTCGGCCTCAGACTCTGGTTCCGGCGTTTCCGCTGGGAGCTCTGGTGCCTTCTCTTCGCCCATCTCGCCAAGAGCTGCGCTAAGAATCTGTCCCCGTGTTGCTTGATCCATTGATCCGTCCTCGAACAGCCGCTTTTTATCGAGGTTGCGTCCCCGTGCTTTGTCGGTTTCGGTTTCTAAGGCTCCCTGGTCCGGTCCCCGTATCGTGGGGTGACGTAACCGATCCAAGGCAACGAGATCGCTTGACGCGCCCGTCTCATCCCGACGAGGGTAGAAGCGTGTATGTATTTACGTCAAGTTAGTATTTGGCTGGAGGCGCCGTAGCTACCTGATTTCCTTGGCCAGGTGGGGCATTCATGCCACCGCTCTTGTCAACGACAGCGCGAGTCGCAGACCGCTGCGGAGTTGATCCTGCGGGTGCAGAGGAGCCTTGAGCCCCCCCACCAACCGGCTGTCGAATCATCTCCAATGGGTCTATCGGTCCTCTCTCGCTAATGGCGATCACTTCGATGTGCCTGTCAAGATGTTCCTCGAGCACCCGCCTCTTTTCTGCTGACATCGCTCTGCCCTCTGCGGAAAGCAGGAACGAGCGGTGAATGTCTGCATGGAGGTAGTGGTTCTCGTAGGCTTTGATCTCGGGGACAACGCCCTTATCCATCATGCGCTGCACTTCGAGCTCTGCGTAGCGCCTGTCTGCGATGTCTGCCTGCGCCCAAAGCTTTTCGGTGTCACCAAACTCGAGTAGGTCTAGCGCCTTACGGGGGTCTCGTTGACCGTCCTTGTTGACGACAAGACCCTGCACCCACATCTCCATGATCATCTCCATGCGAGCGATCTTGTTGTATGGGAACATGCGATTGGCTTGGATTTCTACGTCGTAGCACATCTCTGCAAGCGGACTAGAGAAGCTATAGACCTCGGGCATGTTGTCGATGCCGGTGATGCGGACCAGCCGCTCCTCGTCGTAGAACTGCCTTGCTCGCATAACGAGCATGCGCCCCAGCCTCTTCATTGCCTCTGCTTGGTCCTGCATGAGGATCGACTGTCGGGCCATGCCTCCCTCTTGGAGGATTGCAAGGCCTTTGCCGCTCTTCACGCCCGATGGTGGCTGTCCACGCATTGCATCGTTGACGCCGGAGACCTCGTCCATGTCTCTGAGGTCCAGTTCCATGAGTTGAAGGTAATGCGCTGGTGGCGGCGGGGGATCGACTCGGGTCGGAAACGACGGAGCCGTGTCGTCCACCTCGATGACCTCGCCAGGCTGGTCGTCGATGGCAGCATCGATCAGGCCAGATCCCCGCCAGGCCAGCCACTTCGGCTTGCCCATGAGGTTGGCAATCTCTCGGAAGTTAGAGCGTGCCCGGTTGTATTCCACCTGAAGGGGTCGAAGGTGGGTGACCATGCTCTCGTCCCAGTACGTTCCTGGGGACGGGTAACAGCCCATGTCGATGAAGGGCAACTCTCGGTAGACGTTTTCTTTGTCTTCGAGCACTTGCCCGCCAGCCACCACTATGTATCGACCCTCGGGGAACTGCTCGGTGGGTCGCTCCCACATCTCTTTGACGACCACAAGGTCTTGCATGTCCTTGGTCGGGTAACTGGTCTGCCCAAAATCAAAGAGCAGTTTGCGCTCATAGGCCCGAAAATCAGAAACAGCGTCAGTGGCCACCTTGTCCACCTTCGAGCCATACTGCTCCCGAAGGGTGTCTTTGTGGACGTGCGTGACCATCATGCACCACTGGGCATCGTCAATGCTCAATGCGCTTGGCTGCATGTGGAAGGCAAAGGGGCTGACCACCTCGGTGCGGATGCGCCCAGCTTTGGCTGGCTTGAGCGGGAGCTCCGTGGGGCCAAGATCTTGCTGAGGGGCCTGTCCGGGCATCCCCGGCTGTCCGGGCATTCCGGGCATCCCGGCCTGACCGGGCATCGTGTTCATCTCTTGGGGGACTTGGCCCTCCATGGTCATCTGGTCAAAGGCAGCCAGATCCAAGACCTCGATGTCCTCTCCGGCATCTGCATCCCAGAAGACACCCAGAAATCCCCTGCCGGTGACCAGTGCCCACAGCCTAGCCATGAGCACCTTCCGGTACATCCCGTCCCTTTCCCACTGGTGCTGAAGGAATGCGGTGCCCGCTCGAGCGGCCTGCTCTCCCTTTTCGGAGCTATAGGTTGGGACCACCCGATAGCGGGGGTCGGCCTGAACCAGCAGCGACAGAAGAGACTGCACGGTTGGGAGAATGCGGTTGACGACCATACGCACGCGCCAGCGCGGGACAGCCTTGACCGTCAGTCGCCTCTCTCGGTTGTTCCACGTAACCCACTGGTTGCCACGGTAGAACGCCACATTGGTAAACCACGTCCCCTCTAGGCGCCGACGAATATAGTGAGAGTCCATGTACCGCTCTTCGACAACGGCAGCTCTCTGGTCAACCTTCTTTCCCTTAAAGACAGACGAGAGTTTGCTGGAGAGCGGGGTGGCCACCTAGTACTCCTTCTCTTTCTTCCGGCGACGGGTTTCCATTTCCTTGCCAGCCTTGCCAACGTCGGACGAGAGGCTGCGACGCTTGCGGGCCGCCTCGCGAGCCGCGATGGCACGATTGCGGCGGGAGCCTTTGACTTGTCTCTGCCTGGTCTCGTGTTGGCGTTCTTCCCACCACGCCTTGGACTCCTCGCGCTCCGGGTCGGCGCGATAGCGAGCCTTCTTGGCCTTCCGCTTGGCCGCTTCTTTCTCTTCCCATATCTTGCCCTCTTCCCTCTCAAGCTTGGCTAACTTTTTCTTTGAGCGCTTCTCGGCCCGCTCAATCGCTTCGTCTTTTTTCCGTTCTGCCTCGTAAAGCTTCAACTTTTTGCGGACCTTGTGGAGCTCTTTGGCCGCTACGCGCCGCTTGCCTTCTGCCTTCATCTCCTCGCCAACCACAGCCTCTTCATGGAGACGCTTTGGCGCCTTTTCTAGGGCCTCTACGACCCGGCTCTGCACGGTTTTTTTAGCCTTCTTCCTGGGTGGTCCGTAGCTCTTCTTTTCGTTTTTCGGCATCTAGTGCTCCAGTGACAGGCGTTCCATAAACTCGATGCGGTCCTCTTCACTGCCGGGGCGAAGACCCATGGACTCCATCTCTCGGGCAACGATGGCATCGTCGCTCAAGACCTTGGCTGGGGTCACTTCGCGCATACTGGTAGAGGGAAGCTGCCGGATCGGGTAGGAATCGGCAACACGTTTTGACTGGGCGACGGCTACTAGCCTCTCGGTGTACTGCCGATGTTGATCGGCCTCGAGACGTATGCTGCGGATGGCATAATAGACCAACCCGCACACCAAGCCGAGCGCCACAAAACCGAAGGCTGCGACCGTCGCTAAAGCAGCGACGGAGAAGTCCACCTAGTGTGAGTACTTCTTGCCGGTGGTGTCTCGGGTAGAGCGAATGTCGATGCCCTTGCCGAAGCCTTTCTTGGCGTTGTCGCCGCCCTTCATCTTGCCCTTATTGCCAACCTGATCGTCGTTGGCGTGGACTCGAGTCTTACTCTCTCCGCGTGCAGCCATGTCGGCCTCCTGTTGTAGAACGCTGGCACATTACCATTGGTCGCCTAGAATGTCACCGGCATCTAGCGGACGGCTGTTCGCCAGGTCGCCAGACATCAGCCTCATATTCAAACCTGTTTCCAGGTGTTTGCCAAGTTCTGATTCGGCTCGCCTCATGTAGCGCCCATGTTCCGCGTGCCCGCGCAAGGCCAGCGCAGCCGAAAAAAGCAGGTCGTCGTGGCTGTTCTTGGAGGCCTGTTCCTTCCCGTTGACGACAGCGAATCGTCGAGCCTCAAAAACGAAATCTTTGTCGTAAATCACGACCTCTTTGTTCTCGACGGCATTGCGAAGGTCGGAGATCAGGATGGGCCTGGTGGTCGATGTGATGACATAGCCCCAGCGGTCCTTCCTTCCAGCTCCGCTTCGTCGGTCGATGTCTCTGCGAACGTACAGGCGCCTATAGCCGTGCCTCTTCAGCGCCCAGACGGCAGCCATGCCGATTCCAGTGCAGTCAGGGACGATGAGTGCCTCGTTGTAATACTGACCAAGCAGCACTGCCTGCTCCGAGCTCAACGGGACGTCGTGCTTTGCGTAGTAGTGGGCGACAAAAGTGCGACTGTCCCGACAAAACACGGAGATGGCTGCGAGGTCTCCGCTCTCATACCCGGCAGCGGGGTCGTAGCCGATGACATACTCGTTTCCTGGCTTGGGATACTCGTAGATCTTGACCGGACCTTTGCTGTCTGGGCTGGCGAAGATCTTGGTGGGGGTTTCCTTCATCCACCCGACAAACGCAGGCTCCACTTGGTTGGACAGCCTCTCGTAGTGGCGTAGAGCTGGCTGGGAGAAAACGGACTCACCAGAGCCGATGAACGCCTCGAGAGGCGTGAGCGGGTACTCCTGCCGGAAGAAATCCTCGTCGTTGACGCACTTGGTCTTGATGGTGTGTCGCCGCCACTCAACCTGATTGAGCGTCAGACTGTGCTCTTTGATGAGTTCGTATTCGTCGGTGGTGATGGTTTTCCGGTACATGTCCGCGGGAATCGGGAGCTCTCGGCTGTACTTCCTCGCCCACTCCCCGTCACTGGTCGGCCTCCACGGGACATGTCTCCATGAAAGAAAGACCCTCTCGAAACCAGTGTTTTCGGGGCTATCCTGCCAAAACTTATCCATGAACCCGCCAGCCCCATTGGCTGTGGACTCAAACCAGGCAAAGGAGTCAGCGACATCGGGCAGGCCCTGCTGCATAGAAAGAAGCAGCTCGTCCTGATGGGCGTAATGGTCAAACTCTGACAGGTGCTCGAGGTGGAGTGTGTCGCCACGACCAACCTTGGATGCAACCTCTTTGGACCGACCAGCGGTGTCGATGAAGATCGAGCTATCAAGCCCTCCTCCACCCTTCTGGTCGAAGACAAGTTCCTGCCTAGAGGTGTTAGAGGCTGCGGGCCGGAGCCATTCTGGGATGTTCTCGTGGTATCTGCGGAGGATACGGAAGATCCGCTTGGTGATCTGGTCCTCGTGCGCGAGAAGCACGCCATTGGAGCGAAATCGGGTTGCCGTCGCCCAGTAGTCCATTGCGCCAAGAAACGTGGTCGATCCTATCTGCCTCGGCTTGAGGATGACGATTCGCACCGGCTTCTGGTTGTAATAAGACCGGGCTATGCTGTTGTAGATAGCCCACTGGCCCTCATTCCACCTGTTGAGGGGCTGAAGGTTCTTGTCCTCGTCCCTGATCTTGATGAAGGCGTGGATGTAGAACGCAGGACAGACCTTGCCCAATCCGACCATCGCATGCATGCGGTCATCTGGGTGTTCTGCCTGAATGGCAGCCTGATACAGGTCAGCCTCTTGCTGCGTAACGATGTATTTGGGGAGATCAATCTCGGCTTCTGGAAAGGTTCCGAGTATCGAGCCCTTCTCTACATCGTGAGCAGTGGTCAAGCCTCTACCGGCGCAGCCTCGGCTTCTTCTGGCTCCACGGGAACCTCGACGGCAGCCTGGGCAGCGGCTTCCGGGTCAACCATCTCCAGCAGAGCGTTGGCTTCGCTCAAGGCGCCTCGGACCTGAAGGATCTGGGCAGTCAGCCTGTCCATGTCCCCCTTGGACTGCTCGAGCTCTCCCTGGAACTGGGCCAGAGCCTCTTCGTATCGCTG